GCCTCAGGTGGAACCGCAACCCTGGAGATCACTCGACCACCAGGTCATCCTTTGTTTAACATGGTAGAAGATCACCATCCCTGGGGAACGCTTTTCTTACAAGCTTTCCCTGGTACGTTTGGTAAGCGTGACGGTGCTAACATTATTACGAACATAGCTGTGCGAGCCCATTTTGAAGATGTTAAATTGTACAATCCTTCTCCAATAGTAATTCACACCCTCTCTGAAGTCCCTATATCCGCCAGAGGAATGGCGAAGATAGACGGAGTTATGCAGTTCTATGCCCTCTCCCGTCATATGAAGGATGTCAACGATATTGAAGACCGAATTCATACGCCGGCAGAGAGTCAATATCTAACTCAATACTACGAAGCGGGTGACCAGCTCCCATCGGATTGTATTGTATTAGCTCCAAGCGAAACAACCAATCCGCCGGTAGTTGGACAACCGTTTATGGGTCGATGTATTGTGCGAGTAGGTAACCGGCAATATGCCCCAGAGGACCCTGAGTTCGCTGGTATTATTGCTGCTATCCACTCGTACAATGAAGATCCTCCTGCAGTTGACGAGGTGACCCCTGTGAATCCTCACATGGACGGTGACTTCTTTCGAGATCTAGACCAAGCTGGCCGGGCATTTAACACCATAGCCGAAGCTGGTGCTACCGCCTACTCACTCTATAATATGGGTCGAGCTGCGTTAACTGGAGAGGAATACGAGAACGAAAGTCAGAATTTCGAAGCTCCCAGCATCGATCCTTCACTCGTCTCCAGTCACACAGTTTCTGTTCAAAGTCGATCTACTGAGCAAGACGTTGATATCAAGACCTATCAAGGTCCCCAGATGGATTACTTTTCGGGCCAGATTACGAAGGCGCCACCCAAGAACAAGCTTGCTGACATCTTTGCAAGGGAACATCTCGCGTTCTTTCGTGCCGCTGACCTTAGCTCTCAAAACTATTCTGGTTTTGATAACCTGAGTGTTGACGAAAGTAATGGTACTGCTTGTCTCAAGATTCTGAACTTCCCAGCCGATATGGGTGCCGGTGATCGAGCTAACATGCCTGGGGGCGTCGTCAAAGATCCCGACGGCAACCCGATCCCGAAAGCCGGCAGCCACAAGTACATGAGTCCCTGGGCTGCATATAAATCTAATTTTGCTGAGTCCCGGTGTAAGATCAGACTCCGGCTTAAGTTTAACAAGACTAAGTTCCACCAGTTTACAGTTCGTATTCTCTACACTCCTACCGGAGCATTAGCTACGACTGGCATGGGCGTTGCTGACACAGAACCATCTCGAGTTGAGATTAAAGAGTACACATTGTCCGATTCCAACGAGATTGTGTGGGACCAGCCTCCAGCATTTTCGCATAATGGGTGGGATGGCCATTTCCAAGTGGCAATCTCTGTTTTTAACGCCTCGGTCAACATGAGCGTTAGCCCCATTATCTTTATGCAGGGCTTTTTGTCCTACCACGATTGTGAGGTCTCCTCCTTCCAAGGTATGGAGGTTGTACCTTACTATGCTCAAAGACATTATACTCTCGTCCCAACTCGTCATATTTCTGACAAGGTTCTGGTAGCTAAAGGCCGTGTCCACGCTCTTTGCTCCGATTATTGGTTTGACAAGGTTATGCGTTGGGTGACGCTTTCTCGCTCACCGATTCTAACTGCAGTAGAATGCTACGAAGGCTATGATCGTGAAAAGTTCAAGAATTTGCGTCTTGCGTATGATGCTACGCCCAATTATTACGATCTTATTACGACCATGATCGATAATTGTACTACACCAGACGCCCCTGCTGTGGGAGAACTCCTTATAAAGTGGACCACCGTAATTGGAATGTTGAAAGAAAAGAACCTCAAGTTGGCTAATAAGCTCATAGAGCACTTTATGCCGGCTATGACGGAGAAACTTGTTGATGTCACGTGTCGACAGAAAGATCTTGTCGAATATATCACTCGATTAATTCCTGTGTCCCAGGTGAAGTTTCATATTCCTGACACTGTAGAGGCGCAGTGTGCTCCCCTTGCTCGTGCAATTGTTACCAAAAGATCGTATACAAACGAGTCTAGGGCAGAGTCTTTCACACCATCCAGGTTGACTTCTACCTACCACCACGTTGACTATTCAGATTATCTAACCATGAGCTGGGTTGACTTCTTTGCTCCCATGTTCTATGCTAACTTTGGGTCTTGGCATGTCCGATACATGCCTTCTCCTATACAGGTTACTCAAAGTGATGCCGCACCACCGCAAATTGTCGGGTCAGTAACACGATCTGTCGATGGATACCGGGCTTACACTGAGAACGTCGAAGCTCTCCGCCACATTACATCTGGAGACTCTCTCGTCGTTACTGGAACGCCTCTTTATCTTCACGTTCCGCCTCACTCTCAGCGTCCGACTATCCATCACCTCCCCGTTAACTTCTTTCACGAGGAGTGGAGGCATACTCGACCTGGTGGTACTGATTCTCTGTACTATCCGTCCCGGCCCCGTGGCCAACCACTATCACCTGCTCCTTCGGCTATTTTCTCCTTTGCTGGACACATTGTCGATTACGAGGGTGACGTTCACGTCAAACCAGGTAAGGATTTCGCATTTTGCCATTACCTGGGTTATGCTGATTTTATCACTAATAAGATGTTCAAGGAGATCCTAGAGGGCCTCGGTCCAAACACTACGATCCCTTACCCATCGCTTGAAAACGATGCCTATTTCGAGCAACGAGCTTTCTCG